AGTCATGGTTTACTCCAATAATAGGCAATTGTTAGCGGCCTGTTGCATGATGATCCAATTTGTGCCGTCAGACACCATTGTCGCCCAATTTCCTACAACTGCCAAGAGGATTGCTGTGCCAGCGCTTGTGCCGTCAATCAACACAACATTGCTAGACGCAGACACCAAGGTCTGAGCCTGCAAGTTTTTAAACGTCAGATACCGGCCAACATACAAAGATGCCGAGGGCAATGTTACCGTGCAAGTCGAGCCTGACTTGTTGTTGATGAGCCAAGTCTCATTAGCGGCAACGGTAAAGTCTGCCGTCTTAGTGACTGGCGCACTAGACAGCGCCGCAATGCTTGCGCTTATTGCGCCAACGTCAACAATTGGTTGAACTTGCAAAGCCTCGATCTGCTTTTGCATCTCGGCCATTTGGGACTCTAAGGCAGAACAGCAGTCGCCCAATACGTCAGGAACTGGTAAGGTAACTACTGGCGGCAAAGTTTCAACTTCTTGCGCCAACGCCCGCAATGCCGCATCGTAGGACGCGATCAAGGATGCTGAGTCAGTAGCAAGGTTAACATCGTCAACAACTGCCGTGGCAATGTCATTAAGCGACAGAAAGAACAAATACCAAGCGCGGTCAATTAGACCCGTGCGAGAGTCAACCAGCGGCACTCGCGGTGGCGTGATCGGCGTTGGCGTTGCGTTAGGGCTAGGCATTCGTTGGACTCAGAATTAGTTCTGCGCCCATGATTGCAATCTTCACAGGGTCAGTGCCAGACGCCTCATAAACTCGGTCACGCAACTTGGTTGTCATGCCCAGACGCCGCCAGATTACACGTTTGTAATACTGGCCAATCTTACCCATAGACTTCCAATGTTCGTTTGACCATGTGTGGCCACCATCATCCGAGAAGCGGAGCATGACTTGTGGGTCTTCGCCTTGGCCAAGGTTTAGGCCAACGCCAGATTCGCAATCAAGTTGAAGACTGTGCTGGGTTGTGCGCTTGAGGTTGTTCTGACCAGTTGGCAGCGCACGCCATGAGCGCAGCCACTTCTGGATGCTACCGTTGTCCGAATAGTCATCTAGGTCAAACGCATAGATGTTGCCGTTCTCAAAGTCGCCCACAACAATCTTGTTGTTAAACGCCATCTGGCAGTTACTGCGGTGACGGGTAAAGTTGCCGTCAGAAAACCCTGCACGCTCATGCCAGGCTTGCGTGGCCGCATCGTAAACCCATGTCGTATTGGCGCTAGGAAAAACCAGTACATAGAAGCTGTGGCCGTCTTGTTGGTATGTGTACGCAATAGCGTCCGTCAAATCAGCATACTGCTGAATCTGCCATTCAACGGCGTGGGTGGAAATCCGAACGCCCGAATAGCCATTGGCGCGGTAGACAATACCTTGGCCACGGCGGTCACGGCCAAGCCAAAACAGGCCGTTGTCCATCTTAGCAACCGAGTAGGGGGCAGCGCACCCTAATTCGTTAAACGCGCCTTGAATGCGCTGTAATGGAAAGTCTGTGGCGCCAGAGTCGTACCAGACCTCAATTGAGTTAGTGCCAAAGGCCCACACTTCGCGGAAGTTGGACACCACGGCAATCAGGCCGTCAGGCGAGCCTTCGGTGCTGACAAACTCTAGCGGGTCAATGGATGTGCCGTCTAGCAGCTGTGTCACCCACATCAACTGGCTGTTTGGTTCGTTGAACACAAAGTAGCCGTCCAAATAGCAGACAGTTACAGCGCCTGGGAAGTCAGGATCGGTGATCTGGCCAAAGGCGTTTGTCGTGTTGTTGTAGATGTAGCTAGGGCCGTTGGCCGCAATGAACAACTGCGTGCCGTTGTCAGCCAGACTGACGGGGCCAGTGCCGGCCACTGTGCCAATTAACGTGGCCACATACGCGGTGGTGATCTTGTACAGCTGAGTGCCTGACACCACAAAGGCCGTGCTGTCGTTAGACGAGAACGCCCACAGGCCACGGATCGGGCCGTTGCCAATCGTGTTAAGCAGTTTGAGGCCAGGGGCGCGGTTCAGGAACGCAGGCTCTTTACCGGCCTCGGGGACAATCTCAGGAAAGAGGTTGACCATCCGAGCGTCTGCCGCATTGACAGATCGCGCTACATAAGTAGAGCCAAGAATCGGCGTCTTCATTAGTAGTTACCGGCATAGATGTTGAAACGCTGGCGGTTGGCCACCAATGCGTAAGGCAGTGCCATCACGTCATCTGGGTTGTTGATGCGTTTCAAGTCACGCTTGGAAGTCATGGCGATGCGCTGCACTTGTGGGCTTGGCTCAACGCCAAACTCAGGGGCAAACTCCATGGCCAAGTTGTATGTGAACGCACGCAGATAGCCTGGTGGATAGTACAAAACCGTGGACAAGGTAGCTGGGTTGTTTAACTCTTCAACCGACACAAAGTGAAACTCCAAGTCCTGCGTGGGCCTTGGATAGACGTACATCTCAATGTCAGGAAACGTCATGTTGACCCACATCACTTGTGGGTAAGTGGACGTTACGGTCTTAACAGCAATACCGTTGTACTGCTGTTGATTGATAAACTTAATGCCATACGACACATTGTTTGGCGCTCTGAAATAGGTAGAGTCGTCAAGCAAAACGGGGCGAAGGCCAATAAAGTCACCAGTTGGGCCAAGGGTGCGACTAATAAAACTTGCAGGCCATGTGAAGACTTGATCTTGCGTAGAGAACACAGACAGACGTTCTGTGTTCCAACTGTCGATCATTTGGTTGAGCGCCATCAAGGCGTCTTGAGAAGTAGCAGCAGAGGGCGTTTCGCCTTCAGCAAGCACACCGAGAAGCCGAAGGGCACGTTCAATTTGTTGGCCAGCGGTGTACGTTGTCATGCTTAAACCTCTTCAGTAGTCACTTTTCTACGGCGCTTAACTTCCAGCACGTTCACGGGAGCCGCTTCAGGTTCAGAAGACGTGTCTGGATTGTAGCGTGTCCAGCCATTTTTTTCATCCATTTCAGCCTCTAAATCCATGGTTGCCACTTTAGCGCCATGAATTGGATGTTCAAGATAAATGTTCATAATTTAAGAATGGGGGTGATTAGCCCCCATTTGATTTAGGCCAACAAACCAAGAGTTTGAAGTTTAGTTTCCAATTGTGTCACGCGGGCTTGCAAATTTGCAATTACCGCCAGAACTGAATTGCCTTCGTCTTTGGTAACAAAACCAAAAGGCGTGGTAGATGTCAAATCTTGAATTGCAAAATCTGGCGTGCCAGGTGCAGTAGACGTGATTGTGGTCAAAGCAGCGGTATTAGCCGCAGGCTTTGTAACAGGGGTTGCACCAAAAAATCCAGCAGTGCCACCGCTAGCGCCCATAACAGCGCCATCTAATTGCTGGTCTTCGTATGCAACGCCAATCGGTTTGGTGTTTGTAGGCATGATATTTCCTTTAAAAATGAGGGCCGAAGCCCCCATTATTTACTTCAAGAACGCCGAGTAAGCTGCGTCGCCGGTACGCACAAAACGGTATGTGTGTGCGCCATGACGACCCACGGTCACAGAACCGAAAATCGTAATGCCAGTGCCTGTGGTGACAGGAACGGTAGACGAAGAACCGCTGTTGTTGTCGTTACAAATTGTCAACTCAAAAGCTGAGCCAACTTTTGCACTAGGAATAGCCGCATCGAGCAACGCTGCTGTGGGCAGAGTCACGGTCAATGTAGCATCCGATGCTTTTTTACAAACAACCAAACCAACAACCACTTGATCAGCGGTCAACGTGGTGTCGCCAGTCAAGGTTGTGGGAATAGTTTGAACCGTCAGTTGTGCTTCGAGCAAGTTGCCGTCACCAATTTGGTAACCGCCTGCGCCATTAGGGAGAGCCATGATAATTTCCTTAAAAAGATGTTATGAACAAAGATGGGGGCCGAAGCCCCAATCAATTAGCCCCAAATACGGCAGCCCATTTGTGGGCGGATCGTATTGAAACCGTACAAAACGTCAATACGGCAAGGCATACGGTCGTTGTTAATATCGTACTGACGCACGACACGCAAAGAGATACCGTTGTGAACTGCGCGAGCAGCCATGTCAACACCTTGTGGCAACAGCAAGTCAGCAGTTGCAAAGGTGATGGCGTCCTTGTGGTAGACCAAGTTCTGTGCGTACTGGCTAGATGCAGCGCCTACGAACACAACAGCAGCACCGGAAGCAGGGAAGCTGTCCACGGTGGCCAAAGCATTGGCAGAAGTGTAGATAGGAGCAACAGTCACAGTGATGGCAGTGCTAACAGCAGTTGCA